AGGAGGTAAAATAACGCCAGTACAGCAAAGAGCATATAACAGGGCTGAATCAAGGCTTGCGGCTGATACTGGTTTAAGAACTTCAATTTGCCCCTTATCCATTAAATCAACACGCCGCATAAGCTCGGTCTGAGTTGTTCCTTCAGGAACTTCTCTTATTATTCTCCCATCTGGTAATCTAACATCCATTATTTAGGCAAATCCCCAAAGTTAATAGCGCTACCATTAGCAGGGGCATCCCCCTCATCATCTAAACTAAACTCTACACCAAATTCTTCTTTATATGCGCGTTTTGTATTCTCTAAAGCAGTAGCCCGGACTTTCTTATATCTCTCAAGATTGCGCTTGAATTGTTCCGGTGATTGTGATGCCTCAAGAGCCGCCCTTGCTGCAGATAGTAATCCTAATTCTCTCTCAGACACTTGACCTAAAGCCCCGCCTGTTTTTGATCTGTCCCTCATGTTCTGTAAGGAACTAAATGCAGCATCAGCCTGAATTGTTCTTAAATTGGCTTGCAAATCTGCTGCTGGCGTACCGGGGATAATTCCTGTCAAAGATCCTAGGCCTGTAGTCCATCCACTAGCTTGACCAAGGGCCTCATCAATAACCTGATTTATGTTTTCTGATTCTGCTATTGAAGTTCTTAAACCAGTATCAGCCGCAAGCCTTGATTCAGCCCTGTTATATGCTCTTTGCTGTACTGGCGTTATTTTACCTCCTCCAGCTACCTTAGCCTCCTCTACTGCTTTAATGTGCTCTAATGTTTGTTCAGGAGGGAGTGTCTTCTGCGCTACAGTAGTCGGTTGTCCTGTTATAGGGTCTACAGAAACAATCTGACCGCCAATGTCGCGTATTTGTTGAGCGCGCTTAACTGCCAAATAACCCTCACGTTGATCTTCCGGTAGGCTTTGGAAGTACTGATACTCTCTTACGGCGCTAGGGTCTGCTGTGGCTGCTGGCGTAAGTCTTCCCAATGCACCAAGCTCTTCTATAGATCCTGCACCACTAATTAATTCAGGCGGCAACCTTAATGTTTTAGATAGCTGACCAAGGACTTCAGGGCTTTGAATAACGTCACGCATACGTCTTTGCTGTTCAATTTGCCGCGCTCGCTCTTGTTGCCTAGCTCTAAGCTCTTCTTCTCTTGAAGCAGCTTCTCGTCTGCCCAATTGCCCTGATTGCTGTTGTTGAACTAATGGAAGAAACGCGTTTATATCAGCGCCACTAGCGACTATTTCTCCTATTGGGTCTGTATAAGTAGGGGCTTGCGATATCAAACTGCCAAGGATATTCATCCATGGGTTTTGTCCGCCACCGCCATATTCACCTTGCATTATATTAGGCATTACGCACCCCCTCCAAACATACTCATTAATGGATTGCCACCCCCACCACCTCCGAAGCCGCCACCCCCACCGCCGCCAACTCCTCCCCCAGGGGTTTTGCCACTAATCAGCGTACCTCCAAATTGACTTGCAAGCTTGCCTAATGGACTATTAAAGAATCCGCCGCCGCCTCGTGTTGTTACTGGCGTAAATGTTGGAGCGTTAAATAATGGACTAACAGCGCCCTGATATGCTTGTAATCCCGCTACCGGGGCTTGTCTTTGTTGCAAGTCTAATCCTCTCTGGAAACCGCCAAAGCCTAGTAAATTACCTATGCCTTGCTGCATCTGCCCTTGTGCAACATTGTATTGCCCCTGCAAAGCCGATGTTAACGCATCTAGCCGCGCTCTTTCTAAATCAGATTGCGCCCCTCTATGGCGTGAGCCACCAAAGGCCCCTGCTTCACTTGCTTGGGCTGCTAAAGCCCCTTGAGGCCCCTGAAACTGTCTGTTGATATCCTGAGAGATAATATCTCTATAAGGGCTTAAGAATGTCTCTATTTGCTGCCTATAGGCTTGCGGGTCTTCAAAAGGCGACATTATAGCCTGTTGTGCTAATTGCTCGCCGCCCGTTATATCCATTGGCCTAAAGAATTGATTAGGATCTTTCAAGAAGGGCTTTGCGCCTTTTTTCAGATTAGCTGCAATTGAAGCCAAATGAGGTGGAAGCGTTGGTGCCCCGATCTCTGTTTTAGGCGCGCTGCTGAATAATTTACTTACCATTAAATAACCTCCACGATTAAATGTCCTTCGTGGTTTATGAAATTCAGGCTCTCTAACAGCCTAATCATACCACGCTTATTTGTATAACAAAAGACCTTGCTTTTCCCCATTAAAGCTGCTGCCTCACATAAAGCAATTACTAGAGCCTTAAGAGCCTTGTAACTTTCTATTGCCTTATTCTTAGGGTTACAGTGCCAAAAAGTTATTATTCCAATATCACAATCCGTATTTGCCAAGAATCCTATTGCCTTCATATCCCCATAAACTATCCCAAAATCAGGAAGGTTACTTACTTCAGGCGGCGCCTCTGGGTCCCACCAAGACGCATATTCATTGTAATCTTCTATATTAAAGCTTCTTAAAATGATGATACCCCCACTTGTCTCCACTCTAACGTGCCAGCATTATCAATTACAATGTAGAAAAAACTAGCATCCCCCGCTATATCGCCCACTTTCTCAGTGCCTACCAAATCAGACGAACTTGATGGAGCATCATAAATACGCGGGTTTTGCGATACCTGATTATCATAGTCCTGTATATCAAAATCACGCATGCGGGTTGCATTAAAGACCCAGTTCATTAACTCTCCTACGGAGCCAATAATATTATCTTCTTTAACCGTAGGGTTTATATTTTTATATCTTTCTCTCATTACTTAGGAGATGACCTTTCTATCTCGTGATACCATTGCCCTATTCTAAATGTCTGGTCTAAATCATTTCCTGTCAGGTCAAACTTCCAATATCTTCCATTTAATTCTGTTGCTACTCGATCAGTTGTAGAGTCTACAGTATAGTTAACATCGGCTATATCAGGAGATGATGGGTAATCTTTTGTTTGCAGATTTACATTTATATTTCCTGTCATTACTTGATCTGGAATAAATGCGCCTATCTGTACTGTATCCGTCCCCCCATATATTAGCTTAGTCTCAAGTTGCCATGCCATTCCTGATTCATCATCATTAAGGCCGTTTTCATGAAGGAAAATAACAGAGCTATCATCGGATAAATAGGGGGTTTGAGATAAAACAGCAGGATACTCTGCTGCTGTCCTGTCTATATCATCAAGAGCCCAAACATATGTATCTATATTTAATCTGGCTATCATATCGGGTTCATTCGATCCTGCCGATGGATAATGGAACCATACTTCTCTGAACTCTGAATTATACCAAGCAAAGCACTTTTCTTTTTGTCCGAAGTTTATATCTTGAAAGACCTTGCGCAGTATCGTTGATTCCGTGGATGAATTACTAGGGATAACCTCGACATTACCGCCCCGCCACATATAAAAATTATTACTAGACTGCCAGTAAACATTACCAGAGGCGGTCACGCGCGCGTTTTGCCCTATTAGTCCTATACTGGGCTCTAGTATTTTGGTTTGCCAAATAAGCTGCCCCGCAATGTATCTAAATGTGTACACTTGGTTTTCAGTAAATAGTAGGTTTTCTCCCCTTGCAGAAGCATGGGAAATAAACTTTCCGGCTCCCTCGATAATATCGCTGCCACTTTGCCCCGTTGTCCAATTAGTCAGGCCCCCTTGGTCTGACCACGATATTCCGCTATCTTCTTGCGCGGCCCCCGCCGTATCAAAGCCAAGAGCAACTGCTATATTGTCACTTACAAACATATAATTAGCTACTGGTGAATTAGCAACCTTGGCAGGGGCGATTGCGGTATTCCCATCCCATGAGAAAATGTCTCCTTGTGAGCCTGGACACGAAAGAGTCAGATTGCCAAATCTGTCATGGCTCCATATTCGCGGGGGGTTCGTAGCAGAGGAAGTCTTTGAAACACCATATAATCCTGTCCCATATAGCCCGACACCGTACCCTTGGCCCAAAAGAGTATCAGCCGCCCCAGATTCTAGAGGCTCTTGATATGTTGTTGCTGCGCCCCCTCCTCCCGACACGGAAGAGGTAGAGGTCCCTGTAGTAACTACATCAAAAGCGTTTGTAACCGAATCCCTTATAATGTGTTCTATGTTTATCTGCGGGGCAGTAATGCCGCCCGTAGCCACTGCGCTTGCAATCTTTACTCTATCACCATCACTAAGATTATGGGCCGTTGCATTAACTGTAATTATACCGCTAGCCCTAACCACAGCAGCGCCGCCGCCCGATCCCGTAGAAGTCGCCGCAGTACTGACTATAATCGTATATGAATTTGTAGACACAGACCTTACGAATTGAGCCGCATTTATCTCCACAGCAGGAACGCCATTGACCGCAGTTGATCCAGAAAGGGTAACGGTATCGCCGGCTTGAAATTTATGGGCTGTGTCCGTGATTGTTAAAGTCGTGGACCCCGATACTGTGGCTATAGGGTCATTTCCTAGCGTTGCATGAAAGGTGTCAAGTGAGTTTGTTATGGCAATCGTTGCTGTTTTTACGGGGGTAATATTAGTTAGAACAGTTCCAAATATATCATACAAATTAGTGTTAGTCCCGATTAGAAACCTTGTGAATCCATCGAGCTTATAAGAAAAAATGCTTCTAGTGCTCCCGTCTATAGTCTCCCCCTCATCAAAATCAAGGGAGCGCCATCCTCCTATCTTCTCAGGGAAGCCATCAACAAATCTTATTCTTCGTGTGGTTATATAATGCGGAGTCGTGGCAATAGGCCTGTCTGTAACAGGCTCCACTCCGGCTAGTACTTGTATCGGTTCTAGTATTTTAGGCATTTATGCTAATGTCCCATGTACCGTGAAAAATATCTTGGCTACATCAAATACTGATCCTCCTGCATTACCAGTCAATAACGTAAATGCTGTAGTTGTTTGAGACCCGTTTTCCATTACAATATTTAAGTTAGTATCATTTCCTGATGTAGCCATAATAGTAGCTGTGACTGAATAATCATTATTTGCCATTGTATTTGCTAGAACAATATCATAATTACCCGTAGCGGTTCTTGTTACTGAAGTCACATTGTAAGAATCCTGCACAGCCCCAGTATCATCAAACGAAGCCCAAGCCTTAGCCACACCCTCATTAAAGGTTAGCTGGCTTGCGTCTGGTATCTTGCCCGCTGTTTCGCTTGTTACCTCTGCGTCTGTGGCAAAATCTACCTTTGTTGGTGTGATTATATGCCACTCAGTCGCGTCCGATACAATCCCTGTGACATCATCAACTATATCGATTGTTACAGTGGCCGCCCCATCAATATTATTACCGTTACCATCAATAGTAACGGTGTTGGAAACATCAACCGCCTTAAACCAAACAACAAAACCATTAAACGGGATAGATGAGGGGAGTGTACCAGTTCTGGTCCCACCCGATGCATTTATTAGATAAGTAAAATTAAACTCTGTTGCTAATATATTAAAATCAGCAGACTCGGCGCTTGTGGTATGAGCAATATCCGTGTCTAAATCATCCCAGTTAGTATTAAGCTGACCACCCCATAAATCTGCATCTGTGGCGTTATTTACAAGGGGTTTGCTATATAATAAGTTACTTGTTAATGTCGGCATTGTGGTGCTCCCATAGTTTAGTTGCTACCTGACTGGTTTTAAACAGCTTGGCTTCTGGTGATGTTATTTTTATACCCGCAGCCTTACATTTATTTTCCCAAAGCTTCATAGGGTCAGGGATATACTCACCGTAAATCTTACCAATGGCCTTTTTGTCCATATCTAAACACCAATATGTTTTGTCACCGTCAAAGTGCCAATCCCCGCCCATGTCTTTTGCTATTAATTCCATTACATTCTTTCCTATTAATCGTTTGCTAGTGCTACAGCTGCGTTTACTTGGACTTCAGAGGCCGAACTAGCCTCTACCTTAACATAGCCGCCCATTACTGTGTATATAGGGGTAGTCTCTCCCGCTGCGCTTAGGGCAGTCCTTAAGGCCCTCGTGTCACTAACAACCTGACCTGTATATTCATATGTTGCCATTATGTTGCCTCCCTAAATTCTACTATAAATGTTTTGTCGTTAACAATGACCTCTTTGCCTGCTTCACCGGAAGATAAATACATCTTTAATGTGTGGGAACCTGCTGTTAATGCGTGGTCGCTCTCCCAAGTCATAGGTGAATTAGCATCGGCATCATCATCTATACCTACGGGATAAGTAGTAAATGTGTCTATCTCAGCATCATCTAAATCTATGCGCACAATATGTGACTTGTCCTTCTTTTCCGCTGCAGCACCATAAAGACTCTTTAATGTGTATGTAGCTGCGTCTGGCACGGAAAACGTAGAAGTGAACAGTAATTGAGGCGTAGTTGAGGTCGTAGTAGCCTGCGTATTATCCTCTTCATAATTACTATACTTAAATATCTGCCATGCACCTTGGAAAAAGATATTA